GGACGACCCTTGCTCGGTTGAAGTGCGACAAGTTACCGACTACCAACTTCGGGTTCTTTGACGTTGCCAAGGTTGTGGAAACGCTGATTGCACCGACCAAGCCAACCTTGACCCAAACGGGCTTCGTTGACCATGCCGGGTATTATTCGGGATACAGGCTCGACTTCATGGAGGAATACGGAAACACGCCAGTCGTGCAGACAGGAACCGTTACCACGTTGTCGGGGAATGTTTCCTTTGCAGGAAACTTGGAGCAGTTAGAACTTGCGACTTGGAGTGGTGGCCTGTACTTTCCGAGCGGTGCTATCGTCAACGAAACGACCCGAATGCTGACAACCCCGACGACTCGCACGGTCTATGCTGACGGCTACGGATGGCTTTCCATCGGGCAGTTTAACTACGGGGTCGAAAAGGCTTACATCCAATACTGGAGTGCAACAGGAGCGACCTTTGCAAGGCAGTTCGACGTGTTAGCGTCGAGTGTATCGGGTTCGAATGTCATCCGCTTCGGGGTCGGGCCGATGAACCTCAAATCCCTCACGTCGGGGCAATGCTTGGACGGGAACCCCGGAGATTACCTATTCCAAGGCAATGCCGGGGACTTCTACGACGTTTACTTCTCAAGGGGGTCAAACATCACGATTCGTCAACGCTACGTCATTGGGCAATGCCAGCGATTCAACTCCATCCCGGTACACTTCCAAAACAAATACGGAGGCATTGATTCCTACACCTTCACGCTGAAGAACCGCAAGCGGGCCAACATCAGCAGGCAGACCTTCGGCTACAACTCGGACGTTTACGCGACTACCACCTACGACAAAGTTTGGGCAGGTGAGTTCGACTACGTTTACGCACTCAACTCGGACTGGCTGACGGATGCTGAATCCGCTTGGCTGATTGAGATGATCAGGTCCGGGCAGGTATGGCTTGAACTGGATGGGCAGTTGGTCGAGGCTATCGTCAACGCTAATACTTACCAATTCACGACCCGAAGGAACGACCGCCTCACGCAGTTGCAGGTCGAGGTGGCAGTTGCTTACAAGAACAACATCCTATGAGCGTCACGCTGATTGCCTACCCTCTCAACGAATCAAACGCAGAGGTTCCCTACGTCCTTGACACGATGGGCGAGATTGACATCGCCCTGACCTTTTCGGTAGAGGACATCATCGACATCACTAAGCGGAGGGGGTCGTTCTCCAAGACGATAGAGTTGCCTAATACGACAACAAATCGGGATTGCTTTGGTCATGCTTACAACATCCAGTCCTTCGTGGGTGGATTCCAACCCAACAAGAAGATTCGTGCAGCGATGTGGGAGGATGGGGTCCAAGTGTTCAGCGGAGTCCTGCAACTGATTTCCATGTCCAAGATTCGGGGAGAGGTTACCTACGAGGTGGGCCTATTCTCGGACGACGTAAGCCTATTCAAGTCCATTGAGGGCAACCTACTTGCGACGACTGCTGGCGTTACAGGAATGAACCACACGCTGACCTCTGCTCATGTTTCTGCAACTTGGACCGCAAGCGGTGCAAGCGGTTACGTTTACGGCTTGGTGGATTCCTACGGATATACCGATGTGGTTACGCAGGGGTGGTTTGCGGTTCCGTTCTACAAGATGACCCCAAGCATTTATGTCAAGAAGATGGTGGACCTCATCTTCGCACAGGCAGGGTATCGGTACACCTCGGAGTTTTTTAATTCCGAGCGGTTTGGCAAGTTGGTTATTCCATACGCTGCCGGGGAAGCGATACTGAACTTATCGGGGTCTGCGATTTTTGTGGCAAGTACAGGAACTATTAGCGCATCGGGAAATATCAACTACACGATGCAGTTCCAAGACGAAACAGGAAGTTATTACGACCGCCCCGGATATTGGGTTCCTTCGTCAAGCACCTTTGTTGCGCCTTCGTTCCCAACTCGTTGGAACATAACGGTAAATTTTGGGGTAACTCTTGCAGCACCGAGGCGAGTTGCAAATATGAGTATCCGAAACCTGACCAACTCTACGGATAATCAGGTCATCACGGGCATAAACATATTCTCAAACAACTCGGTTACTTTTCCAAACGTAACCATTCCTGCAAACACGACCGCAAACATCGGCATCGTTTTCACAACTCCATTTTTGGGATTTGCTGGCACTATTCTTTCAGGTGCAACCGTCCTATGGGAGTGCTTGGAGAACCCTCAAACCTTGCACACGGTTGACATGAGGACCGCCCTACCTGCTGACGTGAAGCAGAGCGACCTTCTGCAAGACCTGCAAAAGATGTTCAACCTCTACTTCATGCCGGACCCTGCCGACCCGAAGAACCTCATCGTGGAGCCTTGGGTGGACTTCTATTCATCGGGGGTCGTGGACTGGTCGCAGAAATCGGATGAGAATGCAGAGCAGAGCATCACGAATGGGGACCCCAACCAATACAAGACCATCGTGTTCAAGTACAAGGATGCCGGGGACTACCTTTCCAAACTTGACAAGTCCAACTATCCGCTTGCCAAGGAAGGCTACGGAGGGCGAATCTTCACGACCGACAACTTCTACGGCAAAGGCGAGAACATCGTCGAACTCGCTTGCAGCACCCTGATCCCTGCGAACTTCACGACTGACAAGGTAATCGGTAGGGCTTGGGACTTGGATGGCTCCGCTTTGTCGGGAACCATCAAGACCTTGCAGAGCGGTTATCGCATAGCCCAGTATAACCTCATTGAAGCACCGACGACGTGGGCCTACCAATACGGGGTCAGCGGTTCGGTAGCACTCGCAGAGTCGTTGTTGAGCCTGCCATTCGTCAGCCACCTTGACAACCCTTACGCAGCAGATTTCGACCTTGCTTTTGGAATCCCCAAGCAGTTGTACTATGCGGTGAATGTTGCCGCAAATAGCGACCCTTACGCATACACGAACAACAACCTGTTCAACATCTATTGGTGGAACTTCGTCCAAGAAACGGTCAGCCGTGAGGCGATGCAGTTGGAGTTGTCCATTATGCTCAATGCCGTGGACATCAGCCAACTTGACTTCCGAACCCCTGTCTACTACGGAGGGGTCCGTTGGAGGCTGCTTGAGATTCGGGACTACGAGATAGGTCAGCAGAAGCCTTGCCGGGTAACGCTTCGCAGGATTCTCAACTTGACCGAGTTTGTCCCAAAGCAAATCTATTACTTCCCCTACGACGGCCCGGTTCCAGCAACGGATTCGGATTACCCGAACGAAGTCCCCCCGATTCCAACCATCAAAGAACTCCCAGCGGTTGCAGGCCCTCCGGGTGAAACGGGTGCAACAGGTGCGCAGGGCGACCCCGGTCCAGCAGGTGCAGGCTTTACTCCGGGCGATGCAGCAGGCGATATCAAGTATTGGGATGGCACCGCTTGGGTCAACTTGGAAATAGGAACCGAAGGTCAGGTCTTGGAGGTTGCGTCGGGAATACCATCATGGCAGGATAAAGGATAAATAAACACTATGGCAGTTACTAAAGAAATCGTCCTCGAAGTAGGAATCAAGGACTCGACCGCACAAGGCACGACGAGTGCAAAGCAACGGCTCAGGGAACTCCAAAAGACGCTTATCGATATGTCCTTGGCCGGGCAAGAAGGCACGAAGGCTTTCAAGCAAATGGAGGCCGAAGCGGGGAAACTCAAAGACCAAATCGGGGACACCTCGCAGCGAATCAAGACCCTTGCAAGCGACACCGTAAGGATTGACACCGTTGTTTCAGCGGTGCAGGGGATAACGGCAGGGTTCCAAATCGCCCAAGGTGCAGCAGCGTTGTTCGGCTCCGAAAACGAGGACTTGCAGAAATCATTGCTCAAGGTCCAAGGGGCCATGGCTCTCGCTACTGGAGTGCAGCAGGTTGCCAACCTGCTAAACAAAGACTCCATCCTAATCACCCAAGGCCAAGCAGCAGCGCAGGCCCTCTACGCAACCGCAGTCGGGGCAAGTACCGGGGCGATGAAGGCGTTTAGAATCGCCCTCCTTGCAACGGGTATCGGTGCAGCAGTCGCAGCCGTAGGGCTTTTGGTCGCCAAGTGGGATGAACTCACCGCAGCGGTCCGCAGGTTCCTGAACCTACCCGACCCAGCCATCGCAGCGAAAGCGAGGGAGGACGCTTTGATGCGTGAAGAAGCAGCCCTCTCCAATTACCGGGATGCATACGAAGCCCACACGGAGGCGCAGATTGAGGCCAACAGGAAGCGTGAAGAAGATGACAAGAAGACTGCAGAGGCTCGCAGGTTAATGATGGAAGAGCAGGCTCGCTCAAGGGCTATCATGGCTGAAACCGAAGTACTGCAAGCCAAGACAACGGCTGATGCTTTGGTGCAGATTACCGCTGACCAAAACGCCAAGCAGGACGCTTTGAACGCCCAAGCGGTGCAGACCGAGATGGAGCGTCGCATCAAGTTCAACGAGGACATGAAGGCGAACGAGCAAACCTTGGCCGACTTCAAGCAACAGGTAACCATGGACTCATTGCAAGCGGTTCAAAACATCTTGCAGTCCTTTGGCAATCAAAGCAAAGGAATCGCTCTTGCTGCGTTGGCTTTGGAGAAAGGTTCGGCCATTGCCCAAGTAATTATCAACCTTCAAAAAGAGATGGCAGGTAATACGGCTAATGCCGCTTTGAATCCAGCTAATGCAGTTACAGGTGGAGCAGCAGGGTTGGCTCAAGCGAAAACCCTCAACACGCTTTCAAAGATTCGTGCAGGGCTACGCATCGCAGCGATTACAGCAGCAGGTATTCAGGCAGGCAAGGCTATCACAAGCGGGGGCGATGGTGGTAGCGTTCCAGCGGGTGGCGGTGCAGCAGGTGGTGGTGGTGGAGGTGAAGCAGCAGCCCCGTCAATCTTTGCAAACCCGAATGTTACCGACCTGTCTGGATTCGGTCAAGGCCAAGGTCAAGGATCATCCCCAATGCGAGCCTATGTAGTAGAGAGGGACATCACTCAAAGCACTCGCAGGGTTCGGAGGTTGGAGGAATTTGCAACTTTGGGGGCGTAGGACATTTACCTGCATGGAACTACCCATTTACAGGATGACCGTGGACGAGGTGGATGAAGGGGTCCAATTCGTGGCCCTGACCGATATGCCAGCCATCGAACGGCCATTCCAAGCCTTCGCAAAGACACCACAACGATTCTCCGAAACAGGCGAACGCAGGGTCCTGACTGGGCCTCTCATGCTTGCAGACACGCCCATCTTCAGGAAGGACGAAACCTATGGCGAGTACTACGTCGTGTTTGACAAAGCGACCATCCGCAAAATCGTCCAAAAGTACTTCAAGCAAGGCAACCAGCACAACGTCAACGCTTACCACAACGCAGAACTTGATGGCGTGTTCATGTTCGAGAGTTACATCACCGACTCCGATCGTGGCATCATGCCACCCAAGGGCTACGAGGACACCCCCGACGGCTCTTGGTTCGGGTCCTTCAAGGTTGAGAACGACGAGGTGTGGGACAACCGCAACCTGTTCCGGGGTTTCTCCGTTGAAGGACTCTTCGGGATGGACAAAACCGAATCCGAACTGGAGGTCGCACTCGCTGGCCTTGCTGACGAATTAACCGCTTTTTTGCAACAATTAACCCCCACCTACAAATCCCACTAACTATGAACCTGAAAAACGCAATCGAATCCCTGCGGACTGAACTCCGCAAATTCAGCACCCAAAAGCAGTCCTTCGCTGACTACAAGTTGACCGATGGCACGGTTGTCCGTGTGGATGGCGATTTAGTCGCTGGTACTGCCGTTTACGTTGTAGCCGAAGACGGAACTCTCCCTGCCCCCGATGGCGAGCATGTTGTCGAAGGCGTTGGCACGATCAAGACCGAAGGAGGCAAGATCGTTGAGGTCATCGCTGCCGAAGTAGCAACCCCCGAAATCGAAGCCTTGCCCGTTGCTGCTGAAATCACCCCCGAAGTAGCCGTTGAGGTAACCGAAGAAATCAAGGAAGCCTATCCTGCCATGACCCCCGAAGTTGTTGAGGCCATCGTCGCCAAGCACCTCGGAGCCATCATGGACGAACTCAAAGCAGCATACGCTGAAATGGGCAAGATGAAAGAGAAAATGTCTGCATTCGCATCGCAGGTTGAAACCATGGCCGACATCGTCGAAAAGGTTTCCGAACTCCCAGCCGAAGCCCCAAAAGCAAGCGGTTCCGCAATCGTTGAGCAGCGCAAGGCTCAAGCCTCGCAGAACTTCAACGCACTCGCACAAGCACTCCAATCACTCAAAAAAAACTAAACCCCTAAACCCCCATTAACAATGGCATATTCGTTCACAGGATTAACCTCCTACACCGACCAAGAGAGGCTTCCTCTCATCACCAAGGCCGTGTTCTCGGCCCGTTCAGCAGCCCTGTTCACCAAGCAGGTGGGCATCAAGTTCGCTGCTGCTCTCAACCTCATGGACACCGATGCACAATTGCAGAGCGGTGATGCTTGCGGTTACACCACTTCAGGAACGACTGCCTTCACCCAGCGTAATATCACCGTTGGTCGTATGAAAGTGCAAGAAACCTTGTGTCCTCGTTCCTTGGAACAATACTGGATGCAGACCCAGTTAACCGCTGGCTCTAACTACGAGAGTGTTCCCTTCGAGCAGGCTTTCTCCGAGCAGAAGGCTCTCCGTATCGCAGAAGCGTTGGAGAATGCAATTTGGAAGGGCAACACCTACTTTTCAGGTGTCAACCAGTTGTTGAACGCTGCATCGGGTTCTACCATCAGCGGTAACACAGGAGCGGTTTCTGCGTCCGTTGGTATCACTACAAGCAACGCAATCGCCATCTTCGACGGCATCTACAACCAAATCCCACAGGCCATCTTGACTAAGACTGACCTCGTAATCTTCTGCGGTTGGGACAACTTCCGTACGTTGCTTGGTGCGTTCAAATCAACCGCTAACGTCCTGTACAACCAAGTTGACTTGGCTGGCCTTGCTGACGGGGACATCATGTATCCCGGCACAAACGTCCGTGTCATCGCAGTTCCCGGCTTGACTGGAACGAACCGCATCGTTTCGTCTTACCTCGGCAACTTCTTCTACGGAACCGACTTGTTGAGCGACGAGGAGCAGTTCTCGATTTGGTTCAGCAAAGACAACGACGAAGTCCGCTTCCAAGCAGCCTTCAAAGCAGGTGTCCAAATCGCTTACCCCGACTTGGTTGTTGACTTCCGCTTGACCTAATGTGTAGGGGGGAGGGAAACCTCCCCTCACTTTTTTGTTCTCTTGAAACTTAAAACCCAAATACACATATGTCCTGCTCCTTAACAACTGGTTACGCCCTTGGATGCCGAGATTCAGTCGGTGGCATCAAAACAATTTACGTCCAATCCTTCATCCCAACGGGGTCCTGTAACGCTAACCTTTCAGGTGCGGTTACAGGCTTCACGGGGTACGCTTCGGGTGGGTTCTACGAGTATGACCTGACCAAGGCTACTTCGTCCATGACTGAAACCTTGAATGCGAGCATCGAGAACGGCTCGGTTTATTACACCCCCGAAGTAACGTTCACCATCAACAAACTGCAAGTCGCAGTCCGCAACGAACTCCGCTTGCTGGTACGCAACCGTGTCATCGTGATTGTCCAAGACAATAACAACCGCTACTGGTTGCTGGGTTCTGCCAACGGCTTGGAGGCAACCGCTGGAACCGCTGGAACTGGTACTGCCTTCGGAGATAGAAGTGGCTACGAGTTGACCTTGACCGGGATGGAGCCTGACCCGATGTTCTCAATTGCATCCACAGTCTTTTCACCATCGACTGCGCAGATACTCGGTTCGTAGTATCTTTGACTTAGGTTTTCATCATCTGAGGTTTGAGAGGGGCAGTCAGCAATGGCTGCCCTTCTTATTTTTACCCCATGAAGATTTGTATTGTCTATAACGCTCATCCAACCGGGTGCAGTTACTACCGCCTTGAAATGCCGAACGCATACTTGGGCGACAACTACCCGGAGTTTGACTATGTGTGCGTCGAGAATATCACGACCATTAGCGACGAGGGGTTGAAGTCGATTGACCTGTTCCTGTTCAGCCGTTTGTGGTGTCAGGGAACCATGGAGCAGGTGGAGAATGTCTACAAAGCCCTGACCCAATTCGGGGCCAAAGTCATCCTTGACTTGGACGACTACTGGGTGCTTGAATCGGGCCACATCATGTATCGGCACTACCATCAAACCAAACTCGCAGAGGTCATCCGTAAGCACATCAAATTAGCCGATTGGGTTACCTGTACCACCGAGCATCTTGCTGCTCGCATACGGCCTCTAAACACCAATGTGAGCATCTTGCAGAATGAGCCTTACGAAGCCTACCAACAATTCATCCCGAATCCTGACGAAGAACCCGACAAGCACCTCGTCAAGTTCGGATGGTTCGGTGGTGCGCAGCACGGCGAGGACATGGAACTGCTCCGTGAGGGTATGCAGAAACTACGCTGGGATGCAAACTTGGATGGCAAGTACAGGCTCTACCTCGGAGGGTGGAACGACAATAATCCTGTTTATGAAGGCTACGAGAAAATCATAAGCGACCAAGGGAACAACCCGAACTACGGACGCATTCAGGCAGCGGATATTTACTCCTACGTCGGAGGCTACAATTTCGTGAACGTAACGCTTGCACCGCTCCGGGACACCAAGTTCAACAAACTCAAGTCCGAGTTGAAGGTCGTTGAGGCCGGGTGGATGAACAAGGCCATCATCGCATCCGAAACCATCCCCTACACCGATGTCATCCGACACGGAGAGAACGGGTTCTTGGTCCCCTACAACAAGCCGAAAGATTGGTACAAGTACATCAAGCAGTTGATTCTTGACCCCGACCTACGCAAAGGCTTGGCTGACAACCTAACGAGGGACATCAAAAAGCAGTTCAACGTGGCTGAAACCGCCAAGAAGCGGGCCGAACTATACAGGCAGATTGGGCGCAAATTGTGAAATAAGGGCGGTCGGTACATTTAGGGGTAGATGCTTTACCTAAACCCCAACACGACCAACACCCTAACGGTTACTTGGACCGAGCGAGCCAGCACGGGGAGCAGGTACATCCTGCGCCTTACGAGCATCGCAAAGAACACCACGACCGATTTCACCCTGCTGAAATCTGCCAACCTTTCCAACTATACCAACCGCTATGACCAATTTTCGATTGCCGTGGGGTCGCTTGAAACAGGCTCGTATCGTTACGAAGTTTACGATACCAATAGCACGGTTGCCGCTGCTTTGGCGGTCGTTGAAACGGGCTTGGCTTTTGTACAAACCGCAACGATAGGCTTCAACACCTACGCTAATTCCATCCAGTACACCGTCTTTGGGGCATCCGATGAGGGTGTCTTTGATTCCACTTTTGATTCAACTTTTGACTAATGAGCGTACAAACGAGAACGCAACTCCAAACGAGTGCTGCAACCATTGCTAACGAAACCGCTGCTGGGGCGAACACCGCTGCACGGGTAGGCGGTTTATTTGACGACCTTGCCGATACTGCGACCCTGAATCGGGAACGGGGTTTTGGCTCATTGACCGTTGCATCCAATACCAACTTCACTCCAACAAGCAATGCAGCCGCTAAGTTGACGATTGCAATGGATGAGGGGATTTTGTCAACCTACAACTTTACGATTAACAAAACCACCTGCGTGATTACCTACACAGGCATCGCTGGGGCTGCGTTGAAGGTGTCTGCAAATATGACCTTTTCGGCAAGCAACAACAGGGAATTTGACTGGTACATCGCCAAGGGAGGCAATACGATTGCATCCAGCAAGGCAGGGGTTACAATGAGCCACGACAACGGCCATGCGGTCTATTCTGAAGCCTACCTCACCGCTGCGGTCAACGACGAGTTTACCATCATGGTCAACTCAAAGAACTCTGCGGAACCCATCACGATTCAGTCCCTCAACTTTACCGCAGTAACGCTATGAGTAATAAATCTACTCAACACTTCACCCAATGGCTTGGGATAGAGCATAAGGTCCCAGTCATGCTGGAGAACCGCTCCGGCAAGTACATCACCTACGGCTTTGCCAACGAGTACCCCTACTACCTCCTTGACAACTATCGCAGGAGCAGCAAGCACAACGCTATCGTCAACGGAAAGGTGAACTACATCATGGGCGGAGGATGGCAGGCAGGGGATGACTTGACCGTAGAGCAGCAGGCCCGCTTCATCAAGTTCTTCGACGGAATGTCAAGCACGGAGGATCTAAACGACATCACGGAGAAACTGGTCCTTGACTTGGAGCTATTCAACGGGTTTGCGGTTGCGGTTACTTGGTCCAAGTTGGGAACGATCGCCAAGATGGAACACGTCCCGTTCGAGAAAATCAGGGTTGACAAGGAGGAGAAGATGTTTCAAGTTGCCGATTGGTATAACGACGACATGATACAGTTGTTCCCCAAGGTCGGGGACATCGAGAAGATTCCCGCCTTCGACCCGGAGAACCGCCTCGGAAAGCAGTTGTTCTACTATCGTGTGTACGCAGCAGGCGTGAAGCACTATCCTCTCCCCGAATACATCGGAGGGAATGCTTGGATTGAGGCAGACGTGCAAGTGGCGAACTTCCACAACAACAACCTCCGCAACAACTTTTGGGGCGGTTACTTGATTAATTTCAACAACGGCATCCCGACCCCCGAAGAGCAAGGCGACATCGAAAGGCAAATCAAACGCAAGTTTTCGGGAACCGACAACGCTGGTCGCTTCGTTGTAACCTTCAACGATGAAGCAGCGAATGCCCCGACACTTGAACCGCTCACTCCGTCCGATATGGATAAGCAGTTCGAGGTATTAAACAAATCAATCCAGCAAGAGATATTCATCGCACATCGTGTAACCAACCCGATGCTTTTCGGAGTCAAGACCGAAGGCCAATTGGGTGGACGCAACGAATTGGTCGAGGCTTACGAACTATTCAAAGCCACCTACGTCAACGACCGGGTGCAGAAGGTCGAAAGAATGATAAACTACTTGGGGTCTTTCAACGGTGTGGAAGGCATGGAACTTATCCCGGTGGAACCCATCACGGAGCGACTAAGCGAACAAGCCCTGTTGCAGATAATGACCCAAGACGAACTTCGGGAAAAGGCAGGTCTGCAACCGCTTGAGAAACCTGCCGACGTTGTGGGACCTAATCCCCAACCCGACGAGCAACCGCAAGCCGTGGAAGCATTGCAGAGCAACGACAACATCAAGAAACTATCAGGCCGTGAGTACCAAAACCTGATGCGTATCGTGCGTCAGTATATGCAGGACAAAATCACACTGGAAATGGCACGGACGATGCTCTCGGCTGGATTCGGCTTATCAGCCCAAGAGATTGACACGATGCTCGGAGTGCAGGCCCAAGAGTTCAGCGAACCGACTTGGGGCGAGGAAGATGATGAGGACTACGGATGGGGCGAGGAAGAGTTCAAGGTCTTGGAAGTGGTTGCAAGTAAGTTCGGATGCCATGCAGACGATTACCATGTGATGCACTCAAAGCCGATGCGGTTCGACACCAACATCGACGAAAACATCCGTTTAGCCTTTGCCGAACTGGGCGAGGAAGAAGTCGAACTGGACAAGAAGATTGAGGCGTATCGCAAGAAGAACCGGGATGCAAGCGTTGAAGAAATGGCAAAGGAATTTGGGGTCAGCAAGGCGAAGGTCGCCAAGCGGGTCGCCTACTTGATTACCAAAGACCGCTACCCAATCAGCCGGGCGGTGGACAAGATTGCCGAGCAGA